CTTTACAGATTCATTGTAACGCAAATATATAGGTGTGTGCGCAGAAATAGGTGTAGAATTTTCAGTAGACTGTTTAACAACTCCTATAGGTGTAGTTTGAGTAACAGAATCCTTCATGTATTCAAAATAGATGAATCCTAAGAGCATATCTTTCATTCCTTTAGAGATAATAAGTCTAATATCCATTTCTTCCTTAAAGGGATTAAATATCTTAGTAAACTTTGCTGTAACTGGTACGTTACTAACATTCAAGTCTGCTATAAACTGATTGTACAGTTTAATCCCTAACAATTCAGACAAATAAATATCTTCATACCTATCTATATACGACTGGATATTAGTATTCGCATACATTCCAGTAGAAAGTGCGAACTTGCCAGTAAAATCACTAATCGTTACAAACAACCCCATAACCTTGCTCTAAAAAAATATTTGCGTGTTCACCAGAAATAACTTCAACAACACCTTCGTGATGATATGGTGCTTTGTTATTAAATGAAAACTTTACTAATTCGTGGTGTTCAAATTTATTGTTTACAACAACTTTTGCTTCTTTAGTAGTGCGTTTTACTTTTTCCATGATTATTTAATATTAGTTACAACTTTACTCCAATCAAAAGATTTTTCTTCTTCTGTAGGTTCTATTATTTTTTTAACATCTAATGCTTCTACATTTAAACTTGCAATTTCAGATAATTGAGCAACTAAAAACTTATGTCGCATTTCAAGTGAATACAAACTATCATCTGTACGACTTGCGTTTCCTAAAGCCTTAACAATAGTGTCCATTTCTTTTGTAATAGTAGTAATAATCTTACTTTTTTCTTCTGATTTACCAATTTCTAACACTGGAGTCATTTCGTTAGCACCAAAAGTAACAGCTGAACCTTCCCATAATGCAACTTCTGAAACTAGCCAATATCCTTCTGCTTCTGTAGTTTCATCTTTAATCCACTTAATTTTATCAGTGATATATTTAAAACCAATAGAATGCTCACGGATAATTCCATCTTGATAATCGCATAAAGCATCATTACCTAAAGTAGAACTTCCAAGTTCACCTACGGCATACAATCCATTTTCATCTTCCTTAAGTTCAACGAACTTTCCTATTTGCATTTTCCAATCATGGTGTCTTAGGAAAGCAATTTTTCTATTTGAAGAAGAATCACAACCTCTTTCTTGTAAAGATTTAGAAAAGGCACCTTTTACAATCATATCTTGGTCGGAATCAATGTTCCCAAAATGTGCTAAATACATTGCTACCTTACGTGATTTTGCATCAACATCCTTAATTTCTAAAGAATGTGATTTAATTTTATAGGTAGAATTAAGTTTATTATTCATATTTACTTAAATTTGTTGTACAAATGTAAAAAAATTATTATGAGTAACCCTTCTTTTTGGAACGCTTTTTTTGGAACACCTATAAATAATAATCAACTTAGGGAAATAAATGCCCTATTAGATACAAATAGAGCATATCAACATGACTTCTATGGTAAGAAAGTTCCAATCTGGATGAATACTGAAAAACCATTTCAAGCGTATGTTGAAATACCAGAATTAAGAACTGTTGTCGATAAAAAGGCTCAAATGCTTTCTCAAGGTCGTCCAAGACTTGTAAAACAGGATGGGACGGAAGTAGAAAAACATTGGGTACTTGATTTGATTAAGAATCCTAATCCAATGCAAACTTGGCAGGACGTAATGTATTCTATATCTGTAAATGATAGTTTATTTTCAACTGCTTTATGTTATGCGCCACGAAGAAGTTTTGGAATAGTTAATTTATTTGTTCCACTTGCTAGACATAAGGTTCAAATTAACACTTCTGGTCGTACTCTTAAACAAATGGATAAAGGTGGTCTTATAAAAGATTACACTTATAACTATGAAGGTGATAAACCAGAAACATTATTAAATGAAGAAGTAGTTATTATTCAAACTACGGATGGTGTTAATATTTTAGATTCTGTATCAAGAATTGAGTCTTTAAAGTTTCCGTTATCTAATATTAAGGCACAATACAATAAACGTAACATACTTTTAGAGAATATTGGTGCTATTGGTATCTTATCTGCCTCAAACTCTGATTTAGGCGGTGCTTTACCAATGAGTCCAGAAGAAAAAGAACAAATACGTAAGGATTGGTATAATAGAAGTAAAGACGAAATTATTATTTCTGAAAATGACGTTAAATGGACACCAATGTCTTATCCTACTAAGGATTTAATGTTATTTGATGAACTTAAAGCTGATAAACTTGCGATTATAGACGCTTTTGGTCTTAACTACTATATTTTCTCTAATGAAAGCGGTTCGACTTACTCTAACGTTAATTATGGTGAGAGATTATGTTACACTTCTACTATCATTCCAGAAGCTGAAAGAATTTATAATAACATTACTGAACAATTAGGATTAGATAAAGAAGGGTTGAGATTAGTTGCTGATTATGGACATTTGCCAGTATTACAAGACGATATTCTACAAGAAGCGCAATCAATAGATTATAGAGCATCTGCCCTTATTAAGATTGAATCTGAATTAGGAATTAAATTAAGCGATGAAGAAAAGAAATTATTTCTTCGATTAAAGAAGGGTGTAAATAAATAATTCTTATATTTGTTATCAGATGATACCAGCATCTGACGATTCTTTTAGTATATTTGTTGTCCTTATACAACCTTTATTATAAAAAAACCTCTTAAGCTGGTATCTTTAGAGGTTTTTTCTTTTTATACCTATTCCAAATAAAAAGAGTCATAGTATGTAAGACAATACTCAACTAACTCTAAAGGAAGGTCTAAATCATCTTAAATGTCAAGTAATTCTTTCGACAACTTGTGAATCTTGACAGCCGATACGACAAACTCAAAACTCAACGGAAGTAGTTTAAATAATCTGGTGGTGTAAAATAGGTTATCTCTCTACAAGGGGGAAGGGGGATAACTTGTCTTACATCACCTCTACTCTAAATCTAAAATCTAACATAAGTAGTTTAGAATATGAATATATAATAACATCAATAAATAAAAAACCCTACTAAAATTAATCAGTAGGGTTTGAAAGAAAGAATCAAAAGTAGTTAGCACCGAAAGAAAAGAAAGAAAAGCACTAATAACTGTGTAAATATACTCTTTTTTTATATATCAAGTCTTTTAAACAAAGATTTAATTAACATTGACAATCCAGCTAAACAATCTGGAGCATCATCGAATTTAGTTTTACCTTCTTTACTGAAATGTAATAAGTTCTGCATAAACTGGTGATAATCGTTGTTATTTTCGTATTTTACAAAGACAAAGGCATTATTTATACTTGCAGATTGCATAATTATACGAGTCATTTTATTTTGTGTGTTATGCACTTGTAAAATCTTAGTTCTAGTCTGTTTTTGAAGTGTTCTAGCAAAAACCGCCCCCATTGCGTTACTTTCTACCCTACAATAAGACGTTCGGTATCTATTTAGCTTTTCTGCAATCAAAGGAATAGTTACATCGGTATTATTTTTATTAAAACAATAATCTGCAATATAAATTGTACCATCAATAATAACTGCTAGTGCCATAGCTGTATAATCTGCACCTTGGTCTGATACATCGACATAAGCAATACTTCCAGCACTTCTACCTTTGATGAGGTTAAAGTCTGCTTCACTAATAGTTCGTAGATTAGAGAACAAACGTCCTTTTAAATCGACTGGTTCTTGCATATATTCAGCACTCCAAATATCTGGATTTATTTTTTTACGAATCATCTTATATTGGTCTGTAGACATTACATCGGCACAAAAAGTTTCTTCATTTGCATCTAAGGCTGGAATAACAATAGATTCATCATAACTACCTTCTTGGAAATTCTTGCCTATAACATCGTTTGTCGACCATCGAGTACCAATATCAATCTTAGCACACGTTCGTTCAAGACGAGAGTCGTGAGTACCTTCTTTCCATTGTAAAACCCTATCATTGGTAACATCTGATAGTGCATCCTCAATACCACGATACAAGTCATCGGTAATAGCAAGTTTTGTAGCACCAAAACCGATAATTGTTCCACCTACACCAGCACCAAAATATCCTACTTGACGAGATTGATTAGTATTCCAACCATTAAGGTTTGCTTTATCATTGGAAATACTTACTTCTGGAAATACAGAATTAAACTTTTCTGATTTTAACACTTGACGTACATCGTAAGAGAACTTTTGATATAGAGTTCCAGTACAAGTATTACGCATTACAGATTCAGAAGGATTACGACCTAAAGTCCAAGCACAGAATAATGTTGTTATATATGATTTTCCTCCCCTTGGTGGCACTGATACCGATAAGGAGTTAATCTTACCTTCTTCGATTCTTTGGAAGGCTCTAGCGACACGTTGTAAGAATTTACGTTTAAGAAAAAAGTCTTTATCATAGAACTTACAAAACTCCCAGAAATCATCTTTACCTAACTTGGCTCTAAGATGGTATTCCAGTGCTTTCCTCGCTTCTTCCTTCGTCGCTGTCTTCTGTTCGTTCTCCGAGAGCAAGTTCTTGTTCTCTAAAGTAGTCTGGTTCGTCATCGTCATCGTCATTTAATAGTGCTTTAATATCTTCTTCTGAAAAGTTACTAATATCAACTGTTACGTTTTTACTTTCAACTTCTTGTGCGTGAGGTTTATACGCATTATCCATCAATGCTTTATAGGCATTTACATCACCTTTAAGTGCTTTCTGTAAAATAGCTAGTGTCATTTGATATTCTATAGGAATATATGACTCAATACCCGTAATAGGGTCTTTTCCCCATCGTGTAGCTTCTAAAATAGCACGAACAACTGTACTTCTATTTAATCTACCTTTAGGTCTACCACCAAGGTTTCTTTTAGGTACATCGGTTTGTTCAACTTCTATAGGTTCGTCTTTTTTAGTAACATCGTCTGGTTTAGGTACTTTTAGTGGATAAAGTGCTTCTTTTACCTCTTTTTCGCTGTATTTGTTCCTAAATTGTACTTTTTCAATGAAAGAAAGCCCTTCATCACCACGTTTTTTAGGTTTTATAACATATTTACCACGTTTAGTACCAGCTTTTACACCTCTTGGCTCTACCTTTTTCTTTCTTGGTCTTGTAACCTTAGGTTTTTTAGGTTCGGATTCTTCGTTTTGTTCCATTAGAATAAATCAATTAATTGTTCTGCTTGAATAATATTCGTTTCGTATTTACCTCTGCCAGATTTAGTTTTCAATCCAAGGTTAAACTTTTCACGAATTAACTCGTCTTGTTCTTCTGTAGTGCATATTACTATGAAGTGTGAACGTTGTTCTGTAGGTGTTTCTTGTGGTTCAAACATATTATCGAATGAATCAAAGTTTAAAGCATCTAACTGAATATCTAAGTTCAATTCATCTAGTGAAAAACTACCAAAACTTAAATCACCTTCCATAGCTTCAATCCAATTACTACGATTAGCATCAACATTAAGCAAGAGGTTACGATAACCTCGAACCTCTTGTCTTTCTTTTGTTGTTTACGAACTTTAGTATTATGTATTTCAACAATCTTAGTGCGTTTCTTTGGGTCTTTAAAGTCACGTTTTAATTGTCTTTTTTGTTTTCTAGCGTAACTCATTTTACTTTTCTTTAGATTTTAACCAAATTTCGCGATGTCTTTTATTAGATTTAGCAAGACTTCGTTCTCTTAGTTTAGGTTCAACATATTCTTTATGATAATATGCTTCTCCGTTATAATAGTTAACTTCATTATCTTCTGAATATTCGTAAGGATTCTCTTGACCTTCATCGTAGGCTTTCTCTATTTGTTCTTTTTCAAGCTGTAAATAATAATCAATATTATCTTGAACAGCTTGTTCTTCTGCTTCTTTTATATAGCCAATACTATCTAGGAATTTTTCAAACGCTGTTTTATTTGGATAACTCATTTCTTAGTTTTTTAGCTTTTTCGTCATACCACCGAGCTTTCTCTAATTCACGTTCTATAGGTTGGTCTGGTTTTGTTCCTGCTCTCATTCTGTATTTAAAAGCCGTCATCTCACAATGTAGAATTAACGCTTCTGTACCCCAAAGTAGTTTCATCATGTCAATAACTTCCATACTACCTTGTTTGTAGTGTTCTGGATTTACAAAGTCGTAATTCTCTTTTCGGTCTAAGTTGTTAAGCTTGTCTAGTTTTTCAGTTATTATAGCTGATGTCTCTCTACTCATTG